ATCAGGTGACGGATCAATTCTTGTCTACTGTCACCGGGGCTTAGGATGTGGAGCGAAAGAGATTTGTGAAGCAGTTGGTCTAACGCTTTCTGATTTAATGTCCCCCGACCGTCGCACCCAGTCATATGAGAAGTTCTTAGAAGATCGTCCTAAAAAAGAAACCAAAGTCAAACCTCCTTTGAAGATCAAACCTAAATCAAAGTTAACATTGACGAACGAGTACAACTACACCGACGAGAACGGTGACTTGTTATTCCAGAAACTCCGGTTCGTTAATGAAGATGGTCGTAAAGAGTTTCGTCAACGCAAACCTGATGGTGCGGGCGGATACATGTATGCACTTGGTGACACGCCAAAGGTTCTTTATAACCTGCCTGCGGTTCTTGAAGCAAAGAAGAAAGGTAAAACCATATGGGTTGTAGAGGGGGAGAAAGACGCAGACACTCTCAATGCTTTAGGAGATGTAGCCACAACGATGCCTGGCGGGGCTGGAAAATGGCTACAAATCCACACAGACGCACTTGCTGGGGCGACAGTAGACATCATCGCCGATAACGATGAAGTTGGTCGCAAACATGCAGTAGCGGTAAAGAAATCACTTGCCGAGGTTGGTTGCGATGTTCAGGCGTGGGTGTGCCCTAGAGAAAAAGACATCACGGACTTTCTTCTTGCTGGTGGGGACACAATGGAATTGGAAGTTCTCGTACCTGAAGACATTGACCACATCCCCTTAGAGCAAACCCCAGAAGCAGAATACGAAGAAGAAGTAGAGCCACCACAAACTACAGACGCAGTAGACGAACGACCTTTAACAAAAACAGAAGAAACTGTTGAGCGTTTACGTACTCTTCTTACCAAAGAGGGGATGTCTGCTAACGCAATCATTAATCGTGCTGGTCTTTTGATCTCTGCCGCTGGCTCCGATGCCCCGATCAATCCTGGTCGTATGGTTGATTGGCAGTCTTTCATTGAAGAAGCGAGTGATGATGCTTATGATTGGGTGATCCCTAATCTTTTAGAGCGTAGGGAGCGAGTCATTGTTGTTGCTGCTGAGGGCGTTGGTAAGACGATGCTTGCTCGTCAGGTTGCGATCTTGACCTCTCTTGGTGTTCAGCCTTTTACTTTTCAAAGAATGAATCCGATCAGGACTTTGACCATTGACCTTGAGAACCCTGAGAGAATCATTCGTCGCTCGTCACGGAGCATCTTCGGGGCTGCGTTGTCGTATGGGTATGCGAAGAAGTCTTTGGCTCAAATAGTCATTAAGCCAGACGGTCTTAATCTTCTTTCACCAACTGATCGTCTCTTACTTGAGTCATATCTTGATAGGGCGAAACCAGAACTCTTGATCATGGGTCCTTTATATAAGTCATTTATTGATCCAGGTAATAGAACTTCGGAAGCCGTTGCTATTGAGGTAGTCAAATATCTTGATACTTTGCGTTCTGTTTATGGTTGTGCCTTGTGGTTGGAGCATCATGCTCCGCTTGGGGAGTCCCAGACGTCCCGTAATCTGCGTCCGTTTGGTTCGGCTGTTTGGTCTCGTTGGCCAGAATTTGGTATATCTTTACAGCAAGACCCCACTTCTATGGGAGAATATGTCTACGATGTAAAGCATTTCCGTGGAGAACGAGATGAGAGACATTGGCCTCTAAAAATGAAGCGAGGAGTAAAGTTTCCTTTTGAGACTTTGACCTTTAAAGAACCGTTAAGGTAGGTGCCCTCATGAGTGAAGGCGGAAAAGTGATGACAAGAGAGTTTCTCGCTGAGAGGGATTCTCGTATTTTCAAGATGCGTCAGGCTGGTGTCGCTACTTCTGATATCGCTAAAAGGTTTGGCGTTAGTGTTAGTGTAGTACAAAAGGCTATTCAGCGTCAACTAGAAAAACTAAACCGTGAAACTTTAATGGCTTACCCAGAAGTTTTGCGACTAGAACTAGAACGCCTAGACGCACTCCAGTCAGCACTCTGGCCAATGACTCAACACCGCAAGATCAGAACGGATGACGGGACTGAGATACAGGTAGAGCCAGACATGAAGGCTGTCCAGACAGTTCTTTCCATCATGAAGCAACGCTCACAACTCCTTGGCATGGAACAAAACAATGTCAACATCCAAATGGACGTCACCCAAAGAGACGCCATTAAGTCCACAATCGTCGGTGAGACCGAAGCGAGACCTCTAAGCCAGTTCAACCCAGAAGCAGAGGCACGGGGCTTGCTGGAGGTTATGGGTCGCTCTGGTGTTATCTCACAAGAGATGATTGACCAACTACTCGGCGAAACAACAGTTACTGACGCAGTAGAGGTATTTGCGCTAGAGTCAGGAGTGGAGGCAGATGCATCATGAGTGAAGAGAACAATATTCAGGCAGCGGTAGACAAACTTGCAGAGACTATGGATACGACCATTAGTGCGAGTATTAGCGACGATGACGGTCCCGCTGTCGCACAGATTATCGTGCGCGCAAATCATAATGACCGCGAACGATGGAAGGCTGCGGCTAACAAAGAAGGAAAGAGTCTTGCTCAGTTTATCCGCGATGTGATCAACGAACGAGTGACAGACATCCTTGACTGCTCACACCCTACAAATATGCGTCGCTATTATCCTTGGGCTGAATTCTGTCTACGATGTAACGCCAGAATTAAAGGCTAGCACTACGAATTTTGCGTAGTTTGATTCTGCGATTCGCAGGACTGAGTTTCATTGCTTCTATTTCGGCGAGTTGTCTTTTAAGATTGGCGATGGCAATACTTCCATTGCGTCGCTTCGCTACGCTTGTTGCTCCCCAAATTCCATGTTTCTCGTTATTGCCAATGGCATATTGGAGACACTCTAAAGAAACAGGACAAGCAAGACATATTTTCTTGATGTGCTTCGTGGCTCCGCCTGGCTCGGGATAAAACAATTCGGGGTCTAAGCCCTTGCAGGCTGCTTTGCCTACCCACTCTGCACGAGCACCGATGAGGGTAGTAATGATGTCTGTTTCCATACATACATACTACCGCCCATCGGCACCAGCGTCAAGTTTTTATTGTTATTTTATTGGGCAGGCTCCAGTAGCGCAGTCATCCAACTCAACTAAGCCCTCAAACGCAGGACGATGCAACGGGACTGAGAAGTCGATCTTATTCAAAGTCTTCTCATACATTTCCTTAGTGCATTCCTCATACGGGGGAAGTGGGAAGTTGTGGTCAGTGTGTAGAAGGAAAGAAACTGACTTCACTGAATCATCGTAGTTCTTTGACAACCATTCTTTGATTTCAGCAAGTTCTTCCTTGCGATAATACACAGTCACCGAAACAGCATTGTCTGCCCACTCGGTCTGCATCTTCTTCACCCATTCCAACTGAGCAACAGCAGTCATATCCTTAGCAAGAACAGAACCCTCAGGTGACTCGCACGGGAACTCAACAACAAAACGAGTGTGATCTTCTCTGCCGTCAATACCGACGTCGTACTGCACCTTGTAGCCCCGCTTGCGACACGCATCAACCAACGGGTCAGAAGAACCGAAACGAACACGACGAATGTAGTAGCGAGCAAATGCTGGGTGAATACCAGGAGTTACACCAGGAAGAAGCGAAAGAGTCCCTGAAGGCTGAACAGTAGTCAAACGAACAGAAACAGGAAGCCCATTATCCTTTGAATAGACGGCATCAAGGCTTTCCAACGCTATATAAGCATCAGACAACCAAGCAATCTTTTCAGCGGGGCACTGAAGAATACCCGTAACCGACTGACCAAGACGAGCATTCTTCTGAACAATCTTTGTTGTCTTCTCATATGGGTAGTTCATGCGAGTGATGCGCTTCTGCGTCTTGTAAAGAAGATACGAGATGTCAGTGAACTGTTCAAGTGAATCAATGTTCGGAAGGAAAATGGTTGCGAGGTTACATGACTCTCCGTCACCAAGAGCGATCTCGGCGCAAGGGTTGTAGCCCTCGATGGTGCTGTCCGACTTGTTAGCCCCGAGTCGTCCTACCTTGCGAGCAAGTTTGCGGTTGACTAAACCATAAGGTTCACCAGTTCCGTCGTAACCTTTCCAAAGTTCTGAAGCGATCTCGTCGTAACCATCTGCGTAGATGCTGTTGTTGCTGTTCGCTCTCCAAGCGGGAACATTACCTGAACCCCAGTTCTTTGCACGAAGGAACAAAACATCGTCAGGGTCACCAATGGCAATCTGTGCTGAACGACGCGATGAACCCGAAACAACAATGCGACCAATGATGTTGCAGATGTCCAGAACATCAATAGAGCGAAGTTTTTTGCCAACACGGTTTTCAAGAACTTTACAAATGTCCGAGATGCCATCAATGAGTGCGCCTGGGCCTGATGCTGTTCCGCCGAACTTCTTTAACGGGGCTCCGTACTCGCGGACGAGGATCGTTGAGTAGGTGAATGAACGACCTGTTTCAAAGTACGATTTCAAAACTGAATGAAGTAGGCGACGCCATCCTTGACGACTGTCTGGGACGATGATATCTGCATCGTTGGTTCGCTCGTGAGTAATGGCGACTCCACCCTTGACTTTGGGTAGATCGTGAATCTTTGAGCGTTCAACTGAGAAACCAACTCCGCCACCAAGCATGAGGTAATCAAAGAGAAGTTCAAAGTCTTCAATCTTTTCAATGTTGGTGAAGTAGCAGTTGTTGAGGCTTGTGCCTGAGAACTCTTGTGTGAGTGTTGTTCCGAGTTGCCATAGTGAGCGACCTGAGAATGAGCAACGAAGGTTGAACATGTGGTCAAAGAGGCGTTCTGCTTCTTCTTGTGTGTAGTCAACTCCGATTTCAATAGCCCCGTTGATGATGCGTTGTAGTGTGTCGGGGAGTGTTTCGGTGTCTCCGTTTTCTTTCTTGCGACTGTATGTGCGTAGGAAAACGATTTCTCCCATTCCGTTGAAGCCCCATGGGGGTGTGATGGATTGGTACTTTTGTTTGTGTTCGTCTGTGATTCTTGCCATGATTTTTCCTTGGTCCGTTTTGGGTAGAAGTAAGATTGTACTTCAGGAAAAAATACGGAAAGTGTCTACTTTAGACCTAATCTTTTTGCTTCGCTTAGCGTGATTTTGTCCCCACGCTTGTATATCAGAACGCGAGCCTTGGTGTATGGCGTTATTTGTCTTTCTTCCCAAATTTCTTCTTCAACATAGTGAAGCGGGACTTCGTTGCCTTGTAGGTCTGTTTCAAAGCCGATGATTCTTACTGGTCCATCTGTTTCGGACGCGGCACAGTCTCCTGTGGGGTGCCCGCATACGGGGCAGGGTTGGCGATCTGCGGGAAGCATGCGAATGCCATCTATTCCGTAACTGTTGCCGAAGGAACTGAATGAGGAGTTATAAAAGACCATAGGGCTAGTATCTCACAACTTTGTTGTCAGCGACTACGCCCCTGTCCGCGGTAAGACTTCTTGTAGTTCTTTGAACTCTTGAGTCTTGCGGAGCCCCGTTTCGCGTGGATGCCTTTGCGTTGGGGTGGGTTCTCCACGATGTGTACAGTCGTGGGAGATGATTTGGATTTTGAGGGTGCTTTTGCCATAGCCAATATTAGCGTATTTGTACTAGGCTAGTCTGTCAAGTTTTTGGGCGACTACTTGCGATCTATATGCTTCAGCCAGAGTTCTAGCCCAATAATACTGCTTGCGGAAAATATTGCTCCAATGAGAAAATCAATCATGTTCTTATTTTAGCATTTCGCAAACCCATGCTGGCTTGCTGGTGGGGTCGTACACGAACCTCTCGTATTTCTGCCAATCACCAATAAACAATCTCCATTGCGACCCTTCGCTTGTGACGGCATAGATTTTGTTCTTCCCGTCTTCTTTTATCCAAACGAAGTATTTTCCACAGGTTCGGCATTTCTGGAGATCACCGCAAACACCGTAGGTGTAAGCGTCGGCTTTTCTGCTATCCAATTGTGCTTCTGGCTGATCTTCTAGTTTTGTTTTGGGCTTGTTTGGTTCGTGGATGTTGTAAACAGGAACTGGGGTGCGAAGTGTTCCTCGTCCGTATTGCCCAGCCCTGCCTCTGCTGTATGATTTGACATCGTTGACAGGGTATAGGTCATGTCGGGGGGCGGTGGTGGTCATATCCATTACTCTATCACCCACTGCTTATAATGTCAAGCCAATCACACAAATCTGTCTGCAACATATGTCACAAACAAATTCAACCAAAACACTTGACACCACAACACTAAGACGATACAATAAACATATGAACCAAACAACAGAAGCACAACACACACCACAAGGGCTAATCGCCAAAGTAACCTACGACCTCATCGTAGAAACAAACGAGAGGCTGTCAAAACTCGCATACAGCGAAGGACTGACCAAAAAGCAACTCAAAGCAATCAACAAGGCTTGGTCGGCACTCAGCGAAATCGTCAACGCAGACACACAAGACGACGACGACCCGTTCGCCTGACCCACACATAGACCGCAAGGAAGAGCCCCCACGACAACTTCGACCCGTCGTGGGGGTTTCTTGCACCCCGCCACCGACTAGCCCCGGCAGCGCGACACGCACACGCCCGCACACGGGACTCCCGCCACACACACTCACACACAAACACAAACAACCCCACCCTTAAACAAAAGTAGACTCTACACTTACACCTCGCCGGCCATGTGACACACGACACACCCACAAAACCACACAAAGGTTGACAAATACATAAACACTTGTTATACTAACAATCATGGAAACAGAAGAGAAAATCCAAGATTGCCCCTGTGGCGAAAACCACGAAGCCCCCGTGTGCGCCACCTGCGGAACGGCTGGGGACTGCGCCGACATCAAATGGCACGAACACTCCCAATCCCGCCTATGCGAGATGCACAGAGAAGGCTGGTACGACCGAGAGTAACCCGTAAACAAGAACGCCCACCAATACAAAAGCAACGATTAGTGGTCGCGTCCCATAGTCCCGCTGTCGGCTTGTCTCTTTGCTTTAATACGGGACTGGCCAGACGGCTCCCACCCCGTGTAGGGCAGGGGCATTGGCCTGACTTACCATCCTGCGAGTCTTGCTAGCAACCTCGCTAGGGGCGTATCCGCATCGTCTAGATCGTTGACGAGGGCAATGGACTCAGCCTCAAACTTGGCGAACGACTTGTCGCCATATCGGGCGACTGACTCGCTATGGAATACGACCGCAGGGAATTTGCTGTCAAATAGCCCGTACATCGTACACAACATCCCTGAACTATAGAAGTAGTGAACGAGGCGGGCAGTTGCCGTGTAACGCTTGCGTTTGCCGTCGTGGGCGAACGATATTTCTACACGCTCACCATAGGGGGTTGTGTCTCCCCCGTGTCGGATATCCATCGTGGGGGAGTTCCACGCATAGGTGACCTTGCGATCACGATCAGTACGAGTTGCCTGCGAGAAACGCTCGGCGTGTGTGGTTGTCATAGGTATTAGTATATCGTCTTGATACAAGAAACGCAACCTATCCTACTATGAAATAAGTCACACAAATATGACTTGCTATTTTGGCCAATGGC